AATATCAAGATGACCCGTGGCGAAGCTGTGGCTAAGGTTGGTGAGCAGGCTGTGGAATTGGTGGAGTCCATGTGCTGCCAGCCCACGGGCGAGGATGATGGGGAGGTCGTTGAGTGGTCGGCAGACTGTAAGATAGCGAATAATCAGCTCACTTGTTTTTATTACACTGATTGCGCTGACTCGGAGATCGCAGCGGAGTGCGGCTGGGACAGCGTTGATTTTAAGATAGACCATTACACCGTGGAGAAAGTATGAAACAAATAACTTTAAACGTACCCGATGATGTCACTGTCTTGGAAGCTCAGAATAAACTTGATCTAGCACTTTCACCAGATTGGATATCTTTGCAATGGCATATCTCTGACGTACAAGGCTGTGTTGGAGGTGACCACGCCCCGATGAGTGATGATGATGCTAGGGAAATTCTGGCGGAGATGGAGCATAGGCATGATGCCAGCAATGGCGTGACTTGGGACACCATCAATCACTATGTAGATATTTGGCGCGAACATCAACTGGAGGAAGCATGAAGCATTTCAAAACAGGGCATGACTACACTGTAACAACGGGGAGGAGGATCGATACCCAGAGGGTGCGGGGGTATTTCTGTAGCCTAGAATACGCAGAAGGCTGCGGAGAGCGGCTCAGGGTCGGGACTGAATACACGATCTGGAAGCGCCGGGACGGGGGCTGGTTTGCCTACCGCACGAGGGAGGCAACATGAACGATGAGTTTAAACAGGACGGGGTGACTGGGTATCTGGTGGTGCTGGTGATTGCGCTGACCATTGCCCTGATATCAACCTACTCAAACTGTTACTGGGGGCAATCATGAGCAGAACCTTTATGGAGTTGATCGAGAAGATTGATGCAGCGATAGACGGTGAGTCGCTGGACGATATCATCCCGGTGATGGTGACCTTCATAGCCAGCGCCAGCATCAGGGCAGGGGTCAGCAAAGAGATGATCATGATGTACCTGTCCGACACGCTGGATGAGGCTAGGGTCAAGAGCAATGAAAAGCACTGAGAAGTTCCGGCATGAATGTGAAGTCAGGCATTTATTGAATCTGAGGACAGCCGATACCGATGCAGCCTATCTTTACCTGACAAAGGTGCAGGCTAAGAGGGGCATAGCATCGGCATCCAAGCTGCTTGAGGATTCTAGAAGGCAGTGGAAGTGGGGTAACCGTGGTGACCGTGGCATGTGGTTGTTCACGGCTTTGATAGAACGCGAAGAGGAGTACTAGCTATGAAGCGAGACGAAACTAAAGATCAGCATCCATATTTAAACGCAAAGCGAGGCAGAGACAAGGCATACAGGTCTGGCACATGGCATGAAGATGACCGGCGCATGATTTTATTAATAAAGGGTACGTTTTTAGGGGTATGTTTCCTAATTATTACCCAAGTAATTGTCTGGATAGTCTAGACCCAGTCCCCATCAGCTTCGGCTCATGGGGATTTTTTATGCGACTTGTTCAGGGACTTGTACACAAACAGCGTTTAAACAGTTAGTCAGGTAATTGATTGGATTAATTGTCGAGAATTGTCAGTGATCGGCTACAGACGTTTGGTTGTTGTTTAAACGGGCTAATGTAAATACGATATACCCCAGCACAACGCCTGCGGTATATGGGTTTGGTTGGTTTGTTGGGTTTGTTCGGTTTTCCGGTTTACCAGTTTTAGCAACCTGCAAAAGGATCACTGTTTAAACTGGCTAATGTAAATACCGGTATGAAGACCGGTATTAGAAATCCTATAGGTGATGGGTTTCAGGGGGCATACCGGTATTAAGAGCGGTATGAGAGCGGTATTAGTGGGATTCCCAGTGTTTCCCAGATTCCCGTTTTGGGGTCAAGACGTACCTTGTGCCAGTCTTGTGCCATTTGTGCCACTACGCCAACGCTTATTATTTTATCCTCTGCAACCCAATGCCAGTAAGGGTTTGAGTCAAACTTTTAGAAGTTTTAAAAGCTCCCAGAGTTTTTGTGCCATTTGTGCCAGTCTTTAATACGAGGGAGGGAGGGGTTTGACCCTTTTACTAAAATGGGTTCAACCCCTTGACCCCTGCCATCTGAATAGCAAAGTGAATAGCAAAGTGAATAAGTCAGGCGGTTGGCTAGGGGATTTACTGGGTTTCCCGACTCAGAACCCCACTAGCTATCTTCAGCATGTCTGCCTAGCCCGACTTAAAAGGTATACCTATTTATATCCCAAAACAGGTATAAACAGGTATAAATCAGAAGTCATCCAGAGGCTGTGTATAAGTCCCGGTTGTCTTGTTGTACTGAAGCAGGGCTTCGCCTTGCGTACCCACCCACCTGTATCGGCACTTCCAGACCACCACCTCTACGCTTGTACCCTCACCCCTGTGGACAGTTACGCCGCAGTCAGCTTTCGCCCACCATGCCATTGACCCTGAGATGCTCATGCCGTCAGGTCTTGGGAGTTCTGCTCCCGACCTTGACACCTTGGCTGGGTGAGCAACGAACCAGACATGCACCCCGTAGGTCTTGGCAAAGGCTTGTACCCTTGTCAGAAGATCGCTGATAGCGGCTGTTTCGGATAGCTGAGTGCCGCTCATGTCGATGTAGTTATAGGGGTCGATGACCATGCCCCTGATCCCCATCCTTGCCACCGCTGCTATGCCACGCTCAAGGATCGAGTCTATGGTCGCAGGCTCTACAGTCTCTGAGTCCATGATAAGGAAATGTTCTAGCACCCATGCGAACGCTTCATCCTTCTCTGCCTCATTCATCCTTAAACTACCCTCAAAGAACCGCTTATTGGCATAGATCTCCATTAACCGGGAGATATGTACCTCTGGCTGGTTCTCGAACGAGCATAGGGCAAACTTCCAGTCATGCTTGCGAGCGAGGTTGACCATGAGTTGGTCTACAAAGTTCGACTTGCCATGACTAGGATACCCAGTCACGACTGACAGTTGACCGGGGGAGATGGTGTAGATCTGGTCTAGATTTGAATACCCAGTAGACACTCCCTGCCCCGTTCCTTTTGTCCACAGATCGTTTACACGGTCTTCAAACTTGGCAGCAGATGATAGCCCTTCTACTGGATACGGCTCTGCCTCTTCTATGATTCGCTTAACTTCATCTGCCCCTGCTTTCTGGAATGCTTCGTTGAAGTCCTTGTAGTCCGACACTGCCAGCCTGCACTTGTGCTTGCCGATACGTCTTGCCAACTCTTCAGCCAGCGCCTGCCCAGCGGAGTCATTGTCTGTTGCAATGACGATGTATGGAGCTTGTTTCAGCACCTCGAATCCATTCCAGACAAAGGCAAACTTCTTGTCCTCACTCGCTTGCACCTTGCCGTCAGCCACCTTGATAGGTGCGCCAGCCGGTACGGAGATGACGTTCTCTATCCCGCACTCCATCCCAGTCAAGGCATCCATCTCTCCCTCAACAATAATCACAGGCAGAGCGGGATTGATCCGGTCAATCCCAAAGAAGTCATGCGCCCCACCGGAATCTTGGGTGAAGTCCTTGTCCTCGATGCTCCGGTACTTGGCTGAGGTCATCGCCCCGTTACGGAAATACGGGAATCCAATGGCAGGTGACATCTTGTTTAAACGGCTGAACCATTTCTCAGAAGAGAATAGTCCCGCCTTGTTTGCTGTCTCTTTTGAAATGCCGCGTGTCTCTAGGTAATCGTAATGGGCTTGATCAAGAGGCTCTTTTTTTATATTGGGAACGGCTGACAATTTTCTCTCCACATGTGGGGTTGTGCTATCGAATGGGACATTGCCGCTTATGCCACAGTGATGGCATAGATAGAGCCAAGCATCGCCCGTGCGGGTGATGACCAGTTCTTTGGCATTGAATTTCTTACGGGTTGGGGAACAACTAGGACAAGCTGCGCGATCTGTATCTGCCACATGCATAGCAGATACGAACGCATGAAGTTCGTTACTCATTTGGATAGCCTCCGGTTAAATTACTTGTTATCGCCTTTGTTTTTCGATCTGTCTCTCAGTCTAAGGTTGCCTGCTGTTGTTAACCCACCCTTGCGGATGGGCTTGATGTGATCGATATCCTTACCTGACCTATCGATCTTCTTCTTGTCGAACAGCCGTCTTGCTTTCTGTCGTTCAAGAAAACCTTCTACATCCCCTCGCTTCTTTTGAAGGGCGTATTCATGTTTGTAATCTCTGACTCTCACGGGTAAAGCCCTCTTGACTGATAAGTTAAGACTTAGGGACTGATAAGTAACGTCCAGTAAGTAAGTCTGCCCTTTTGGTGGGCAGACCTAGCCTCAACCTGTCAGAAGAGACTGTCTGCCTTCACAGCTTGCCCTAATGGAGCCTGCTGACCCGCCAGCCTTTTCATTCATGGGTGCTGGCTTCGCCGCCCATTCTCCTGTTTCAGAACTAACCCGTGGTAGGAGTAACTGCATTCTGCGCCCACCGTTTCCCGTCACGCAGAAGATGAATTCTATTCTTAATTACGAACAAAGCAAACTTATTTTGCGGGATCTACATATTGGTATACAAGGTTGACAAATATCTATGGGCTGTACTAGAATACGAACAACCAATCCAGATTAGCCTCCGGTTGCGGCACATCCCTCCAGATGGGTAAAGGACTCTCACAAGGAGTCCTTTATTTTTTCCACCCTTATCTCGCAACGCGGATTGATCTTATCCAGACCCCAGTAGATGTGTTTCTCCCTGACCTGACGGTCATTGGTATAGGCTACGTCCTGTAACAGGTCGAGTATTAAACTCTCATCCAGATCAGGTCTGCGGCTGGCATAGTAGATAGTGATATGCACAGCGACACTCCCCTCCAATAACTTCCTCCTAACGCATTGCTGTTTAAACATCTTGGCATACCCGAGCGCCTTCTTGGACTTGATGACCGCCGGTCTGCCGCCTATTGATACTAGCTGTCTACTGTTAGACTTGCTGGCTGGCTCACCATAAATTGTTAACGATAATGCTTGCATGTCTTCCATGATAGTGTTATTGTCCCATTTCCATACGGAGGCTAATTAATGAAGATTACCAATATACATAATGTTCCCGCTACCCTTGTTGCTCTGGCATCCAGAGATTACTACAGTAAGGGCGCATCTGACTATAGTGTCACAGAAATAATATCCCCTCCCCGTATCCAGCGGTTACGCAAGAAGCACTATGAAGACATGGAGACTGACGTAGCAGACATGCTATGGAACCTCATGGGTTCTGCCCTTCATGTTGTTGCTGAACGTGGTCAGGCTGAGAACTGCATCACTGAAGAGCGGCTAATGGCTGAGGTAGATGGAGTCAAACTCTCAGGGGCTATAGACATACAACAGATAACTCCCGAAGGGATCATCATCACTGACTACAAGTTCACCTCTGCTTGGTCACTACGTCAGGACAAGTTCGAGTGGGATGCCCAGCAAAACATCTATGCATGGCTCGTTGAGACGGTCAAGAAGGAGCGCGTGGTCGGAGTACAGGTCTGTGCATTGATTAGGGACTGGAGTCGCAGGGAGGCTCAGAGAAACCCTGCCTACCCCCAAGCGCCTATACAGGTAGTTAATCTGCCCTTGTGGTCGCTGGAGAAGACCTACGAATATTTGAGAGAGAGGATAGATCTGCACCGTCAGTCCAAGGTATTGGATGACTTTGGTGATGCTCTGCCTCTTTGTACCCAATCTGAACGCTGGGAGAAGCAGACCCAGTATGCAGTAAGAAGGGAAGGCAGAAAGACCGCCATCCGTGTTTTAGATAGTGAAGACGAAGCAAAAGTATTAGCTAACAAGGAGAAAGGTTATGTCGAAGTCAGGAACGGAGAATCAATCAGATGTACCGGAAATTACTGTGGGGTTGCTAAGTGGTGTGAGCAATATCGTGACAAAGATGCTGCAAGTGATGGAGGAGGTGACTTACGTTCAGAAGGACAAGACGAATGACTTCCAGCATTACAACTATGCATCTGAGGCAGCGGCTATTAAGAAAATACGCCCAGCGCTTATCAAGGCTGGACTGTTCATGCTGCCGTCAGTAGAAAAGATGTGGCTGGATGACAGAGGCAACACCCATGTAGAGATGCTGTATCGGATATTCGATATCAGCGGTGACTACATCCAGTTCAAGGCGGTTGGATCTGGTCAGGACAAGAGCGGAGACAAGGGTGTCTACAAGGCTTTAACAGGGGCAAGCAAGTACGCCCTGCTGAAGACCTTCATGCTGGAGACTGGGGATGACCCAGAGGTTCCTCGTGAAGATGAAAAGAAAGAAGAAAAGAAGCAGCCGTTAAAAGCAGTACCGAAAGAAGCAGTAAAGACCACCAAGATTCAGCCAGTAGTTGAAGTAGCCAAGGTTGAGGACGAGCCTGCCCAGCGTTTAAACTTTGAGCTATTTAGTCAGAAGATGATTGAGTGGGCTGAGACTTGCGTGACGGCAGATGAGATGTTCGATCTATGGAAGGCTAATCAGGTGACCGTCGATGCAGTTAAGGCTTTTGATCTTGTTAACCTGTATCAACCACTGCAAGCCAAATTTGCGGAAATTAAAGCAATTAAACTAAAAGGAGACATGTAATGCAAAAGGAATATCTAAACAGCGGTACATTATTTTCGGCTGGCGTTAAGACAAGCCCCAACGCACCAGAGTACTACGGTGATGTAACTCTTGATCTTGATGCACTGAACGCAACTGGCGGGAAGATTAAGCTACGCATGTCAGGTTGGAAGAAGCTATCAACCAAGGGCAATACCTTCCTGTCGATAGCGTTTCAACCATTCGATGAGAACCGTGGGTCTGGTGCAAAGAAGCCAGTTCAAAACGATGATCCATTCTAGGAGATGACAATGATTAAGAAGAAATTGGGAAGACCGGCAAAGGTAGCGGCGAAGCCAAGCTACAGACAGAGTGAGTCCTTACAGATCTTGTCTCTTGAGTCTTTGTTGGATAACGCCAACTTCAAGATTAGCTCTCTTGAGCATCAAGCTATCGGCTACAAGGCGGTGATCGATTATCTGGAGCATAAACTATCATGAACGCATTGCAGTTCGAGGTATTGAAGGTTGCCCTTAAACAGGATGCTACCGGATATGTTTTGACTGTGAAGATCCATCCTGATGAAGTCCCTGATGAGTTGTTGAGGGATTTCATTGGGTCTAGATACATGGTCGCTATGTCTAAAATAGAATCGGACGAGAGCGGTCATTCATATTTTAATCGGGTCAAGCAGGCTGGCATGTTATGTAGAACAACTGAGTTCCAGAAATGGGTTGCTGAAGAGGCTCCTGAGTTGGGTGAAGAAATTAACGAAGCAAATGCAGTCACATTTGTGTGTGAATCTTGCTTGATAGAGTCAAGGACTGAACTCAATGGCAACAAGGCGGCACAAAAGTTGTTCGATGATCTTGTGCGTGATTTTGAAGGGAGGGAAAATAATGTCCCGTTTTAAAACAGTCGTTCCATTGATGGTGTATATCTCTCCCGCTTTGCGGGACGAGGTAAAGAAGTTTGCTAAGAAGCTAAGGATGCCTGTGTCTCAGATAGCCCGTGAAGGCTTTGTCATGCGGATGGAGGGGCTAGGTAATGACTATGACTCAGGGTTCAGTAACGGTCTTGAGCAAGCGAAGCTATTGGCAAAAGAAACAAAGGGAGCGCAGATGATGTTCCCATCCGGTAAGTCATTCGGTGAGCTAGTCTGCGATGACATCGATTCGTTTAAACATAGACAAGGTGTTGCAGATGCAAACTAGAACATTCACTGGCGAGACTCTTGAGGCTGCGACAAAGACCGCTGAGGAGTACATGAAGGAACAGCTTGCTTATCAATCCCCTCGCATTGAGGGTCATTACAAGAAGAACGACATTTACTTTGTTACGGTGCGGTATGGGTCGCTTGATTAATACCTATCCCTGCGGGGCGCAGTATCAGGATCGGCTGAATCATCTGCATGGCATGGCTGCTGACATCTTGGAGTCTGTTGAGATCTCCACCAGAAAGAAGAATGTTGCGGCTGAGGTTAACAATGCAAGGACTCTCTCGAAGAGGGAGTACAAGAGAGCAAGCAGGGCAAAGCCGATCAAGAGAGAGACGGAAGCTATGCGGCTTATTCTCAAGTACATAGCGGCTCATCCCGGCTCAACTAGAGGATGTTTCATAGATAAGGCTCTGAGAGGGATCATAATCTCTGAGGCTACAGTAGGGTATAGCGTAAAGGCTTTGTTAGATCAGAAGGCTATTAAGTTTACTGGCGCACAGAACCATCGGCGTTACTACATTAACAATGAAAACAAAACCATTCATAAGTTACTAGACAAATGATACAGACACCTGAAGCAGTTAAGACATTGAGGCTGGCGGCTGGGTTAACTCAAGTAGAGTTATGTCAGTTGACCAGCATCTCTCCGATAGATACAAACGAGGCAGAGACTGGTGAGCGCCTGTTGGGAGGTATGCAGTGGACATTGATGCAGTATATCTGCGGCAACAGGATTAGAGAGTTTAAACGAAACGCTGGGAGGTATGATTAACATGAGCGCATACATTGTTAGGCTAATTGATACAGATGAGTTAGTAGGGTTTCTCGTTGCAGATACAACCAAAGATTTATTCTGGTCAATAGATGAGCTGCTAAATCCGCATGAATGTGAGTACAAAAGGATTACAGGTGGAGGGATATTCTGGGGTGAAAGTGGCGCTGGAGAAATGTATCCAACTATACCGGTAGAGGACTTTGAGGAGTATTTTGAGCTGCCGCCATTAGATGGCGCTTCTTTAGCCCAATGGACTCAGCAGGAGTATGAGGACGAAAGACCTTGGAAGAGATTTAAAGCTGACGCTGGATATACTAAAACTGGAGAGGGCGCATGAATGAAGCTGAGGTAACACAAATGCTGCGTGATGCGATTGACCAAGACCCCAAGGGCAGGGTGTGGCACGTTAACACTAAACACCTAGTGGCGTTTGCACATATGGTTGCTGATAAGACCAGACGGGAAATGTCTAGTCCTACTAAAGTCATGGGTCCAAATCTTGAGGAGGTTCTTAATAGCGCAGGGTTCTACAGAAAAGCCACAATTACAACTCAAGAGGAATTTGAGGCGAAGATATATAAGAACTATAACAAAGAAGATCAAGAAAAATGGGATGAATATATCTATGAGCAAGGCGAAGTAAAGAGCAAAGAAGAGCAAAAGAAAGCAGATGAAGCCGCTTGGTCTGAGGATAGGAATGTTTGTGCTGCCATTAGAGATGCTGCTTTGGATGCTGCTGGGGAGAATGCCGCTTTAGTTACTGCCGCTTATTCTAATTATACTGTTGCTTGTCTTGCTATTGATGATCATTGGGATGCTGTTAAGGCTAAGAGAGAGGGGCGAGGGCAAGAGCTAGAAGTTAGAGAATGTAAAAAACACCCCAACGCGCCGCATGGTTTTTTAAGAAACGCCTCGCACAATGAAGGTAGATATGTTTGTGAGTGTGAACATTGGAAGGAGAACACATGACAATAATGACTAAGGAAGAAGTTGGCGCTTGGTGCAAAGAGATAGCGGATAAAATAAATGCAGACCCAGTACTTCTAGAGATATTTGAAAGGGCGTACTCTAATCCGGCTAATGAATTGCCAAAACAACAGGAGAAAAAGAATGAGCCAAAATGACACGATCCCCAACAAAGAGCTGGAGTTTATTATTTGTAAGTCTGCTATGCAGTCTCACATAGACAATCTCAGGGGCAACAGAGATACATGGCGGTCACAGGCTTATAGCCTAGCAGAGAGAATCAAAGAGTTAGATATCTACATACGCCAACTGGAGGACATGAAATGACTACCAAGTTTAAACGCAAGATGTCAGCCCATGAGGGGCTGATGATATTCATAGCATCAGTTCCTGTGATTGTTATTTTGATATTAGTCGCTTATGTTATTGGCTTCTTTTTCGCATGATAGTTAACCTGACTCAAGAAGATTTGCTGATCATCAATTTTGTTGGTCGCAGCCGGTCATTGATAGCTCGTGCTGCTAACGTGGTTGATGTAAAGCAAGGTGATCAAGACGGTGCTGATGCGGATGTAATGGGGTTTGCTGCTGAGTATGCGTTTGCTAAACATCAAAACATATTCCCAGACTTTGGGTTGTCCCCTAGAAGCGGAACAGCAGACGGGGTTATGGGGAAGTTTAAATATGATGTTAAGTCCACTCATTTTCCCAATGGCAGACTTCTTTGCACATTAAAAGAAAATGCATCTGTCGATATATATATTCTAGCAATTGTAGCGGACAGCTCAGTTAACTTCCCCGGATGGGTCTATTCGAGCGAGTTAAGAAAAGATGAGAACATTAAAGATCTAGGGCATGGCAATGGATATGTAATGGATCAATCTAAACTTAGACGTTTCAAGGAGGATGCTCATGACGGAACTATTGGTGTGGTTAACCCTAACAGTGTACTTCGAATCTAGGTCTGAGCCTGACAAGTGTCAACAGTATGTGGCGGATGTAGTCATGAACCGGTCTCCAGACATGGACGTAAGGAAGACTGTGTTAGCCCCATACCAGTTCTCATGGGTTCCAGAGAAGATGGAGAACGGAGTCTTGAAGCCACAGTTCAGACCAGATATAAACAGTGAGCAATGGAAGAGGGCAGAGAGTTCTGCTAAGGCTTCGATCTATTCGACTAAGCGATTCAACGCTACCCATTTTCATGCTACCTACATTCCAAAGCCAGCAAGCTGGAGCAACCTAAAATTAATAGCAACCTGTGGTCTTCACCACTTCTATGTATAACAATGACGGTCACTGAATGGAAACGATATCTGCATGATATCGGCTGTGTTGTTTGCTTAAACACAATGGGCGTTACATCACCCGCTGATATACATCACATTCATAAGAACGGTCGGAGGATAGACGATCTCCACACCATCCCGCTATGTCCCATGCACCACAGGGCTGGCTTTAATAACAAGCAGTTTGTCTCACGCCATCCGTGGAAGGCAGAGTTTGAATCCAGATACGGTACGGAGTGGGAGCTTTTCGAGCAGATAAAACAACATGTTAAAGTTCTGTATGAGATGTCAAAAGATGTTTGAGAAAGAAGACATGCTGCCGAAGTACGGATTCACCGGACGGAGAATAGGATCTCAGTGCGCGGAATGTAAGAAAAAAGAAGAGGCAAGAAGGAAGCAGGAGCGGCTTAGTCGAGCGCCTTCTTAACGAATTGTATATTCTTCGTTACGTTTATTTCTGCGTCTTTAATATTAGACTCTATCTCAGCAAGATTGTCTGGGTCCATCTTAGACCGTCTTGCTTCTCTTCTGAAGGTTCTTAGGCTACTCATCTCTTCATTTAAACCATTCATGTAGTCCTTGATCCCCAGCAGCTTGCCGCCTCTGCCAGCTTGGAATACAGCAAGCTCATCGTAGTCACCCTGTCTCTCTAGGAAGTTAACAGTCTTCACCGCAGTATCCACTTCCTTCTTCAGTTCGTAGTAGGCGTTGATTGTTCCTGAACCCTGCTTGGTGGTCATGAAGCGTTTAAACACAGGCATCTGCTCTAGCTTCTTGGTCGCCTTAACGTCATCACCCTCGCCACGCATGGCGGCATCTAGCATCATGACTGCGTATGTTCCAATTGTTCCAGTGTATCCGCGAATCAGGTTATCTATTTTCAGAGGAGACTGATTTGTTTCTTTGCCTACCAACTGAGCCAGCAGGGATGTGCTTGGGTTAGCTTGGTAAGGCGTGTAAACATCCTCCATGCCCTTCCCGACAATCGGCTGACCTGTAAAGAACGAGTAGTTAGCTATGTTCTCAACGATAGGCATAGCAACATGAGGGATTGGATTCATTACCAGCGTAGAGCTTAGGTTCCTAGCGATGGACTGTCTTAGGTCTGCCCCTGTATCCATACCCCAGACATGTTGATAGATGCGCTCAGGGAACACTTTAAACAACACACCCAATTCAAATGGGATTGGTATTCTTCCTAAGCCGCCCAGTATCCAGTAGTTATCTCTCTCTTCTGGGGTGGCATTCTTGTATTCTTCTGTGTCTGCGGCTAAGGCAAGATACATGGCTGTTAAGCCAAGTATCGTTAGGGATCTAGTCGCAAACAGTTTCTTCTGTTGTTCGTTGTTGCGGGTGGCTGACCGACCAAAGCCCGTCCGGTACAGAACATCCATACCCTGTATACGAGCGTTCATGAATGGCACAAGAGCCGTTACGATTCTAATGAGGGCTGAGTTACCCTTGCGGCTGAAGTTCATGATCTCTAGCGCTTGATAGGTTGCCTCTGCCTCGTTTCCCGTCTCCTCCAGAACCCTCTTGTAGACCTCTGAGCGAGTCGCTAGGTCGGAGATGTGCGCTCCCTTGTCCAGAATATCCATTATCTTAGAGATGGGCATGAGAGCCTTCTCTGCGGCTGTCTGAGTACCTGTACGCTTACGGAGTTCTTTCTCTACAGCAGCGGCTGAAGACTTGGTGTCCCCTGCGAAGTCATATCCTGTGAAGTACCCAGATCTAGCCAAAGCTGCAGCTTCTGGGTTAGACCCAAGCATAGCTTTCCCTGCCTGTTTAAATGTATCAAACAGCGGAGTCATGTTTACACCGGACGTTACCCAAGCTTGCATCGAGTCTCTAGCCAAGTTAGCCAGCATGAAGCCGGGGTCTTTGGTCACCATGTCTCTCAGGAAGTTGGCTGGCTTTGCTAATATTTCAACAAAGGGTAGATGAGGAGCATCTAGACCTTTGAGGGCTTCATAGACCAGACTGTCGTCCACCTTGTAGAACTTGGTAACGCCTGCTTGTTTAATAGATACGATGTCGTATCCCTTGGTTGCAGGTGGGACTTCAGAGGCTTGGTTTAAACGCTGCAGATCTCTGATGGTACGTTGTCCTGCTACGTTCTTCATACCAGCCTCAATAGCCGCACGAGAATTCCGTATCACTGTTTCCATGAAGTCGGCTAATGGAGCCTCCCCACCCTTCAACTCTTTGGGTTTCTTAACGCCTGAGATAGAGCTGAATATAGCTGGAGCGTTTATACGGTCTCCATCCATCTGGCGATAGAAGGGAATGTAGTCCCAGTTCTTCGTCCAGAGTTCTGCTTCTTTAGCGGAGATAACTCCAGTGTCCTTCATGAACTGGACCAGACCATTGTTGTACTGCTGGTACTCAGCGAAGACTTGTTTAAACTCTGGGTGCATCTTCTCCAGAATCTTGCCGCGTTCTATGTCTTCCTTGGTGAAGTTCTGTTCACGGGTTGAGGTGATGGTCTTGCCATCTTTCCCTACCCTTGTTTCATACATGAGCCTGCTGCCTCGGCGTGTGCCAGCATAGAACTGGAACCGCTGGAACATGTGTGCGCCGCCTTTCATTATCGGCTCTAGGATTGGGATCAAGCCCCTGACAGTGCTGTTCTCAGGAACTGAAGCGAACCCATTCTTATATACAGGTGGACCGTTAACAAAGGAGGAGGCAGCTATGCCTGCGGCTCGGTCAGCAAATACAACTGCTGCTATCGCAGAGCGATCAGCATGGTATTCCTGTTCTCCAAACTGAAGAGCGGACTCTCTGGTGAGATTAGAAATGGAGTCAGCGCCATGAATGAATGCCTGTCTAAACGCAGTGAAGGATCTTGGAGAGAATGCCGCTGCTATCCTGTCAGACCAGCCTTCATTCTTTCTGGCGGTAGTGGTGCGGTTAATAGCCGCAGTCATGTCTGGGCTTAGGTCGGCATTAGCCTCATCGAATCTGCCTTGTGGTTTTGTTTGGGCAGAGGTGGCTCTAATGGAATACTTGACATCATCATTGCTGCGAGAGAATGCCCCGGTATTTCCTACAGCAGACTTAACTTGGTTAGGGCTGTATACAGCGAGGTTCTTATTGCCACCCTCCGCTACATAATACGAATCAAACCCAGCGCCTTTGATAGCCTTCTGTATATCTGGGTTTTCTAGGGTATCCCAAGCCCCCTTTTTAAGCGCACCTAAATATTGCGCTTGCATACTTCTTGCTACTGGTCCATCTTGATTGGTATATCTTTTAGATATTATCGGCTTGAGAATTTCAATGTGAGCAGGGTTTTCGTAATCGAAGGTTTTCTCAGCCCTTACATATAAGGGCATGATGTTCTCGCCAGAATTGAGCCTGTCTAGGACAAATTCTTTTGTAGCTTCATTAAGCTTATCTTCCAGACTCGATCCGGCGCGATGACTGTCTCTTATCTTTTGAAGGATAACTTTAAGATCTGCTTGATGCTCTGAGCTTAACAGTTCATCTGAATGCTCAGATATCGAGTCAGCCGATAGAGCAGAAAAATGTGCCGCAAAATCAGGGTCGGGCGATAAGAAGATTGAATTAGCCTGCTTGGGTTTAAACGTGCCTATGTCACGAGCCGTGCCGTGATACCAGAACTTCGGAGACCCAATGATTTCATCATCGCTAACTCCCCGATACATCCAGTCGGGGACAACGAAATCGTCATGGTTTACTTGCTTGGAGTCACCGAACCATTGTTTAAACTCTGGGGTTTTTGTTTGGCGGAGAGAGAACCTTGGCTCTTTGCCTTCGGACCTAACCGCTTCTCTGGCAGAAGACTTGAAGGATTCACGGACATCGTCCAGCCTTCTGAGTATATTGGATCGTCCGGCTTCGCTAGTTTGAAGCCCTTTGATAAGATCTTCTCCAGCAGGCTGCTCTGTCCAGTCATGATATGGGTACTCCGATTCTGCGCCAAACACTGAAGTGTCTTCTAGTTCGGCAATCTCGTTAATCTTAGTTTCAAACCGCTTTGCAATATCTGCAAACTCTTCAGCAGACTCAACAAATGCATCTGATCCAGTGTAGTTTATCAGAACCAATTCATTGGCACGGGTCTTTGTATATCCAGCCAATGGACCAAGCTCTTCTTGAAGAGCTTTAAACATCTTTCTTTCTTGCGTCAGGGTTAGCTCTTTGCGTTTAAATCTAAACCGATATCCTAGCTGCGCTTTGTCAGCCAGAGCTGGGTCTGCTCGGAAGAATGGAACTGCATCTTGTTTAAATGCATAGGTCATTGCTTGCGACAAGTCCATTGCATCTTGCTTGGCTATCACTGGGTCATCATGATGAACATGAACAATTAGATTAGGGGTGATGCCTCCAGCATATCCTCCGCTCCCAACTGATACCCTAACCTTGCTTTTAAGGTTAAGCGCCCGAGCCATTCCTTGAATAGCGCCTGAGTCTAGAATGATCTTGTTTAAATCTTCTTTAGCCTTCAGCTTTAATTCTGCGACCTGTCCCATCTCAGAAGATACGGATGGTATGACTTCTCCGGTTATGACATGAGTCTCTGCTCTAGTTTCTGCGGATGGTTTCTGTAGCTTTGTTGTTACAGGTAGAGGTGTTGTGCGCTTACCCAGTAGATGAGAGTAATCTACGATTGCCATCTCCATTGCGTACTCACGCAACTGAGCATCACTCAGAGCCTTCTTGTAACCCTTCGCACGATAACGCTCAAATATTGTCTTAGCCTTTTGTGTTATCCAAGAGGCAGCTTGAACTTGTCTAGCTGGCAGATTTCGTTTGCTTGCAACCAACCTAACCAAGTTCTCAGCCAATTCATACTGAGCGTCTGTAGGGGTGTCGCGGTCAAACAGCATCCGTGTCATGTGGAGGTCAATGGTAGAGCGACCGCTGTCCTTCCCTTCCATTGCATCCATGAAGTTCGAGTAGAAGGTATTTGTCTTACGACCATCCCAGTCAATACCAAAATTCAGTAGATCGCTAACAGCTTTATTCTCTCTTCCTGTGCCAACCTTAATCTCAGCGCCACGGGCAAACTGCTCCCATGCTTTAGATGCTTTGGTGAAGTTAGCAGCAACCTCTGTATTGGCTGAGGTGATTGAAATGATTTGGAAGAACTTCTCAGCAAGAACCTTGTCTCCATTGAAGGCATTCAAGATGGCTTTAGCCGAATCTTCGTACCATTCCTTTCCTTTAATTCCTTCGTTAGTGTATTGCTGTAACTTCTTAACAGCCGTTCTAACGTCCTCTAGAGTCTTTCCAGACTCCATCCCTGCAATCCTCTCGCCAACTCTCTTGACCAATCTCTCAAGCTCACTAGCGTAGATACGAGCTTGCTTCTCAGGCAGCGGTGGTCCTTCTCTCAGAGAGAACTTGCCTTGATCTTTAGCCTCGTCATAGAGAGTCTGCTCTGTACCCAGCCCTCCTGAAATTTTCATCTGACGTTCTTTGTCATTGCCTGTGTATTCTTTAAGGGCTTTATTAAAGCGTCTAAACGCTCTTGCTGCCTCACCCTCAGAGCGCCCTTGACTCATCGACCTATCTTTATTAGCCTTTTCTTCTGCCGCTCTATGCTTTAAGAAAAGATCGGCAACCTTGGCTCCTTCTGGGGTCTTATTAAGCTCATTGTATGTCTCCCCTTTGGGAGCTTCTCTCAGAGAGAACGCGCCGTATTTAGGCTCCATAGAGGTTGGCTCTCTGGTGGCGGGTAAGCGACCAGCCTCCACCTTGCTAAAGATACTATCGGCTGTATGGAACCCAATCCCGTCAAGGCTGTTGCCTAACGCTTCCATGAAGGACTTGATCTTGTTAAACACAGCGCCGATAAGACCTGCTGGAGGCTTGGTCTGATCAAAGTCAGAGAATGCGTCAGCAATCGCTTCTTCGATCAATGCCTCTGGGCTGAGGTTTAAACCCTGATACCTTTCAATGATATTGTATTTGCTGATCCACTCAGACTTGGCTTTGTTCTCTAGGACCCTCCACTGGTCTTTAGAGAAAGCACCCAACTCTTTAAGGGCATGGACACCCTCATGCCTTAGAACCCTCATTGGTTTCTCGGCATCTATAGCAATCTTTATTAGCTTCTTGGAATACTCGCCGTCTGCCGTAGATTCGTTGCTCGCTCTGATTGCGTTAACGATGTTTAAATGCAGATCACCCAAGCCAAGGCGAGTCATCATCGGACGAAGCTTTCTGTCTAACTCTGCTGCCTGTTCTTTGAAGCGTCCAGTAAACATACCGGCACTTAACAACCTTTCTTCTGCCTTTTTGTTACCGACCATATGAGGCTCGCGTATACCCTCTACAGAGCCGTATCTAGCCTTCAGCTCATCCTGAGCCATGACACTCAACTCAGCGGCTAGGTCGCCCTTCTGGTTAGGCGCAGCGGCTATTATCTGACGCAGGGTATCGTCAGGCAGTTTAGACACAGCATGCGCTTGCGCCTCTTCTCTACTATCAAATGTTCCGGCTGCCTCGTTGTTGTCATACAGAGTGTAGTCAGACTTGGTGGTGATCTTCTCGCCTCTAGGCTCAATCGTCAGAGGCTCTGCCAAATTCTCAGCGGCTGCGTTTAAACTCTCTATCTTAGCGAGCTTTGCTTGGTTCTTGCTTTCTAAGCCTGCAGCCTTGGTCTGATACTCAATGGTATTGGTCAGTCCCTGAGCAGCCATTGTGTCTAGCTCGGTCTGGCTCTGGGCAATCTGGTCCCCTAGTTTAGCCGCCTCTCTGGTGCTTCTAACTGCAAGACCCTGCCGCGCAGCGGAAAGGGTATCTATTCTTGACTTAGCCTTGTCCTCAGTTGCATGTTCTTCTAGGTCACCCTGCGATGTCTTAATTACATAAGACTCAGGCACAGAATCAGATGCGTATGTGTTCTCTCTAACGTCAGGACCGCCAGCTACCTTGTTGGCGTTTGGAACATGCACATTGATATTAGTCGTCCCGTCTGGGTTGGGGTATGACTTTGCGTACAGGTCGCCCCGACCGGCTGCGGTATGCAGTAATGACTCTGCATCCACATCGTTCTTCAATCCAGTGTAGCCCTTGATCTTATCGATAGTGTCCGCTAACGAGAGAGCGTTGTCTTCTGTATGGTCAGCGTTTAAATTATTAATCGCTACATCGTATTGCTCTTCCGAGAAGCGAGTGGCGCTTGTGCCTGCCAGATTCAAAGGAGTCTTCGAGATAGGTAATGCACTGACAGCTTTGATAGCAGAGAACAGTTGAGGCGGACTCATACCGTTTAAATCATCTGTGCCTGTGGACCTACGAAGGAAATCTCTGAATCCTTGCGAGTCAGTATCTACATTCTTCTGTCCGGCGATGTTTAAAACGGTTGCTATGTGCTGAGGAGCGTTAGCTACATCTGTATCGCTAGGGACAAACCCCATCTTCTCTGCAATTAGATTGCTGATTTCTTGCTGAGGCATACCGGCATCAGACAGATCTTCTACAGAGAACGACTTCAGTAGAGGCTTACCTGCTTCTGCCCTTGTTTTGTTAATGAACGCCAGATGATCTGCGTTTAAACCGCTTGACTGAGTTGTAGTCCCGTCATCAGCAACGGTCTGCTTCTGGGCTGAGAAGTTTCCTAACGGATTGTAGATAGGATGCTTGTCTTGTGCAGCCGCCATCTTCTCTTTAGGACGTGAAGCAGCGTCTGCATCAGCGGTATCCTTAGCCGCTTGCATAGCCTTATCTATCTCTTCCTTATCCTTCTTGGCTAGGCTTGCTTGGTAGTCTCTGCGGATGTCCTTCCTGAGAATTAGATCCAGACCTACCTGAGCTACCCCACCTACCCCAGCACCCATTGCCCCCTCTTTAAGGGCTGATCCACCGATCTCTTGGTCAGGATTGTATATCTGTTGAGCTATAACATCTTGTAAGGCTCCTGAGCCTGCTTCCTGTACGCCTTCTACAGCACCTTGCTGCAGCGCTCTCTTGCCATAAGCAAGCGGAGTTAGATCGGATGCTTTAGACAGACCCTTAGTGGCTCTGAATAGATTCTGTATTGGGAGGAGTTCTGTTAGTCCAGCAGGAACACCAGCGACTAACGATCCAAACTCTTGACCGGGGGTAACTGTTAGACCTTCAGCACGAGCGGTCTCTACTCGCTGACGGGCTTCTTCTGCTCCCAGACCGGCTGTTTGAGCGACTGCTACAGGAGCTGCTGCGCGAGGAGCAACTCCCTTTATTACTGTCCCAAGACCTTTTAGCCCAGCTTGCGGACCAAGCATTGATCCGAATGAGCCTAAGCCATGTGCAAACTGAGACCCAAGACCTTCATCGGTCGGGGCTAATGATTGCTCTGTTTCTGTGATTGATTTGCCAAAGCCCGTCTCTGCAAACGGAGTCATCTCTGGATTGAAATAACGAGCAGCGGCGTATGGGAGAGAGCTTAACCCCCCTACAGCTTGGACCAGACCAGACCCAACTCCCCTTGCAATATTCCTTGGAGCGTTTAAAGCCTGACCTAAAGCTGTGGGTGGAGGTGGGAATGCTTCTGGATAGGCGCGTTTTGCAACCTCTAGAGCCTTGGCTCTAGGGACATCATCATGGATTCTCCCACGAGACCCGTCTGGCAGATCTATTTCATATGCCATTATTGTCGAGCGCCCTCAGCCACGCCCCTAATTTCCTTTGGTGCTGCCGGTTGAGCAGAAGCTCCAGCAAGACCCATTAACCTTTGGTACTCTTCTGCAAGCTGCTGATCGTATTGTGGGTGATTATCGAAGATACCAAGTGCCATTAACCTTGTTCTAGCAGTGGCAAGCAACTTGGGATCTGTCTTCCCCATCGCGTAAGCAGCCCTAACTTTAGCCGCTTCCACAGACGCAGAATTTTCTCCTTGCGTTTCAGATCTGGCTTTATAAAGATCAGCCAAGCCATAATTCCCTGCAATCTTGCTTGGCAATTCTGCTGCCGTAAAATCCTGCTCCCTTTTCTTGGCAGCAAGGTTCCCGCCAACTTGCTGACCCTCTAGAGTGGCTTTGTACTGATCAAGCATGTTTTGACGACCAGCTTGTCCAGCGCTGTATCTAGCTTGATCTTGCAAGAGCTGTGACTTGGCTAAGTCTTGTCTAGCCTGAGTCATTAGGTCTTCTCCGCCACGAACATCTTTCATGCTCTGACGATAAGCTAACATACCCTCTTCTGCGCCCTCGCCAAAATAACGACCGGGAGACTTGGATTTTAGAACCCCAATGCCAGCCATCATAAGGGCTTCATTCAATGCAGACTTTCTGCGATCTTTAAGATTCTGAGTGCGAGTGCCTAGCTCTTTTTCAGTCCCAACAAGTCTATCTGGGACATCTTTGTTATATCTCTCAGTCTGTCTCTGCTGGGCAGCAGCAAACTCTTCCTCGGTTGGAAGCGCTTTAGGATAATAAGCAGCAAACGGATCTACTTCTGGAGACTTGACAGCAGAGCCTCCAAGAGAGCCTCTAGAGAGAGCGATATTGGGTCTTGGCGGACCCATATTCTCAGCATTAACCTGATCAGCCGCTACCTGCTTCTGGGTAGCAGCCTGAGCAGCATCTTTCTGCATCTGTATAGTTTTAGCTCCAATAGCCACTTCCTTTGCTTGCTGTCTTCTCATGTACTCGCCAAGACTAACAGCGTCACCAGTCTCAGGATCAATCTTCTTTATTTCCGGAGACCCAAACATTCCTTGCACAGCCCCACTTAAAGACCCATACGCCTTTTGCGTAGCCTTACTTAAAGCAGGAAGATTTTCATCCAACTTATTTGAATCCGACTGATTCGCTGTTTGTAGAAGCTCAAACGGCATCCCGCCTTGCTGGAACCTCTTAACATCACCACCCTCTTGGAATGCAACTAACCCACCGCCAGCCATACGCTTACGGGGAGAAGCCATTGCATCTGTAGCGGCTAATGAACTAGCCTGTGGGGTAGCCATCAGACCAGCAGCAGGCATCTGAGGTATCTGCGGAGGCATAGGCATCTGAGGAGGCAGAGGCTGTTGTTGTGGTGCTGGCTGTTGCATTTGAGCAACAGCAGACATCATCTGCTCCCTATTAGGCTGAGTCAGATCTTCTACAACGGTAGACTTAGGATCATTCTTCAGCGCCCTATCTCGCATTCCTTTGCGTCTAGTTAGCTCTGAGATGACCAGATATGCTGGGTAAGCGCCTGTAGGCTGCTGTACCTCATTCATCAGGTAATGATCAGGAACGTCCTTTAGGTTGTTTGAAAGCTCTATGAGATTCATGACTTCATTCCTTCTCTAGCAAGACCAGCGGCTAATAGACCAGCCCCGCTCATCTGCTGGGCTAGACTTGGTTGAGCTTCATATACTGTCTTGCCGCCTGTAGCAGCAAGATTTGAACTCCCACGCAACAGATCAGACATGAACCCAAGCTGTTTATACGGGTACGCCTTTTGATCTATGTAGTTCTGATAAGCAATCTCAAGCGCTTGCTGTTGTTGCTGCTGGTCCATAGCGCCAAAGGCTTCCTGAGCTTTAGCTAGGTCTATTCCTGCTGTCTGCCTCTGAGCGCCTAAGTTGCCAAGACTTGTAGCTGCGGTGATAGCTTGGTTAGATCCTTGCAGACCAGCGGTTGTCCCAAACTGCCTAGACTGCTCTGCTGCCTTTTGAGCGTCCATAGACAACTGAGCTTCTCTGGCTGCTGATGACTCCCCAAAGGTTGAGCCATACTGTCTAGAGGCTTCTGCGGCTTTCTGAGCATCCATCATTGCTGCTTGATTAGCTAGTTGAGCCTGAGTGCCATACTGAAGGTTCTGCCCTTGTGCTGTCATGGCACGACCTTGGTCGCGTTCAAACTGAGCTTGTGCGTTCTCATATGCAGACTGAAGACCTTGAGCCTGTATACCGCCTAACTGAGACCCTAATGCCCTTTCTCTTTCTGTCTGACCAATAAGCTGTCTGGCTCCGCCAAATGTACCTTGACCCGCAGCGGATAGGTTTGCATTCTTCTGAACAATCTGTGCATCCCGCATTGCCTGAATCTTTTGCTGTTCTACAACCGCCTGCATGTAAGGAGAGGTGTACTGTGCTACTTGATCCGCGCCAAAGGTAGCGGATGTTGCTCTCTCAGGGGTGACTGTAGCTGCGTTAAACGCTGTAGGTGAATAAGACCTTGTTGCGTAGTTAGTTCCAAATCCTGAAGGGGCATAGTTACCAGCGCCTAGACTTGATGCCCCAGCCGCCGTAGCTAGATCTGTTGCTGTGCCAAAGTTAGCAGAAGGAGCCATCCCTGTTACGGATGATCTAGCAGCCGCTTGCTCTGGGGTTGCTACAGCAAGTCGATCTCCCTTGTATGCCTGATACGGAGCGCCCGGAGAGCCTTCTGGATTAACGCCAGTTATAGCGCCTGCCTGCCCCAGCATCGCTTCCATGTATGGCTTGGCGTATTCTGGTACGGAGACCTGAGATGTCTGGGTAGGCATTGGAGGGGGCGTACCGCCACCACCTTCTAGGGTCATACCCCTTCTTCCGCATCTTGGTTTAAACGCTCCCTCTGGGAGCATTGAGAAATGGTTATATATCATGCTGTCACCTATTTAAAGAATCGTTGGAACGAGATGCTTTGTACTTCGTATCCATACTTCTTTATTGCTCTTGACCATCCCGGTCTGCCAGTGAATTCTATCCCCACACATCCTGCAGCCTTTGCATAGCCTTCTGCTAACTCCTGCATCCTGTCAGATACCTGCTCCATTACATGTGGTTCCATCGCACAGTACTGAATAGCAAACATCTTACATTGATGATACTGCTTAACCTCAGTTATCAAGTGACCGTATATATTCTGGTCATCCATAACTACCCACAGTTGCATTTGACGGGAGAGGATGAATGACAGTATATCGTCAGCGGTCGCTCTTCCCATCGTCCATTCTTCTGATACCTTCAGATACGGTAGAATCTGCGGGAGGATGGAGCAAACCATTCCCGGTGGCACTAATGACAGATCCATCATCTAGGCAGATACTTTGCTGCGTTGATTTGAGGAGACTGCCTCTTGCGTCCAGTTCTTTCTTTTCTAATCTTGTCCATCATTGCATAGAGCTTTTCTGCCCCTGCCTTGCTTGATCCGTTCCCTATGTGGGAGACAACGTCTGCTGGTATGACAAACTCTCCATCAGCCAACCTAGCTGGCTGCTTGGTTCCTATCATAGCAGGTATGTCGTCACTCATCCCATCTCCACGACCACTCAGGAAGTTACCGCCTCTATGTAGGCTTAGTAAGCCGCCTTGAGCTGCTTTGTATGGAGTTCCTGCGGCATAGCTGCTTGAGTATCTAATCTTCTCTCTGCCGCTTGGATCTGCTTCTTGGTCAGAGGTATCTTCTTCGGAATAGGTGTAGGGGCGAATCATTGTTTCTGAGATTGGGTTCACCCCGCTACTTGGAGGCATCATCTGCGCCAGACCCAGACCGCCTAGAACAAGCTCCATTTTGTTATCCATTGCAAAATCACCAGCCTTTTGCAAAGGCGTTCTGTGTACGGTGGAGTCTGCAATAGACTTCATCATAAGATCAGTTCCCGCCTCATTAACGGGATTAGTAAGGTTTGTAACCTTTGGGCTTAAAGACGTCTCGACAGAGCCAAGTCCGCCTCTGCCAGCATTAAATGGGCTGGATGGGGCGGCAACATCAGGAAGGTAAGCGGTTGATTTTGGAGCTGGAGCCTTGACCACATCAGTAGGGCTGATGGATTTGCCATAGTTCATTGGACCGGCTTGAGGCAAGGTGGGTGTCTTTGGCGGAGTTACAGAAACAAGGTTTGACGGTGCGGGAGCAGGGGTTGTGGGAGGCTTGGCTATAGTCATGCCGCCGCTTTGATTTCCTGCCATAGAGTTTTGGAGGAACCGTTGATTTCCTGCAGTAAGAGCTTCTTTAGATGCTCCTTCTCCCACCTCTTTACCTGCTGTTTTAGCCGCTTCCTTTGTTACCTGACTAAAGCTCTGCTCTGCAAGTGCTGGGACGGCTGTTGTTGCGACTGTGGTGGGTAAAGCCCCTAGTCCACCGGAGGCAACACCCGGAGCAATTCCAGTAGCGGCTCCTTCTGCTAGCATTGCGGCAGAAGGCATAGCCCCGCCAATTCCAGCGGCAGTAGGGATAACTGCAGGAATTAAGGGGGCAACAACACCCGGAGCAATTCCAGTAGCAGCTCCTGTTGACAGCATTGCGGCAGAAGGCAGGCTGGCAGCGGCGGCAGTGGATGCGAGTGCTGAAGCTGTAGCTGCCGCTGTTGTTGCTGCTGCCACTTGCGCTGCTGTTGCTCCTGCTATCGCTGCCGCTTGCATTGCTGCTACGGTTGTCCCCGCTGCTGCTGCTGCCGCTATGAAAGACATAATGGGTTTCCTTTATACTGTAAAAATTCTTGGTAACTACCAATAGTCAATTCATCCTCAGCTTTGTCAACTTCGGTTTCTTCCGTCCCGCAAATTGTTGTCCATACAGTATCTTCATGCGTGAACCCAGCGCGTTTGATACCAGCCGGCGACTCAAACATATCGCCTGCTTTTAGACGCTTCCAGCCGTCCTCAGTCAATACTGAAATGTCACCCTTGACGACAATATTTACCTGCTTGAATTTGTGCATCTTGCCAATGATGATAGAGCCTTTTGGCGCTGTCATTTCACGGACGTAGACTTTATTACCGAAGCAATGGCGTAATGGGGCTTCAACTTGAGGCATCTGCTTTAATGCAGCTTCAATGACAAACAGCTTTTCGATCATGTCTCCGCTCATCGCGCTCATAGTGGCAGTAAATTCTACCATTTCGCTCGATGTAGTCTGGGGGTCTATTAGCTGCATAGTTACATTATCCTCGCCTGCATTTAAACGTCAAGGTATTGCTGATACAAACTGCAATGTAGCTATGACTCCGGGAGACTGTGGAGTGGTGGGAGTAGACCCAGCGGCTATAGTTGCAATACTTATCCCTAAATCAGTTCCATGCCACATGATCTCCAAGAAATCAGCAGCAGCTAATTGGATCATATAGTTTAAACCGGCAATGAGTTGCCCGTTTACCCCGCCATGACTACTGTGGATTGTAAAGACGCTATTGCTATTGGCTATGCCTGCCGCTGTAGGGGTGGCTGCGTTCTTTCTAAACCATATATCAATGTCATGAGCCGCGACATCAGTATTAATAAACTGAGCGCTGAACTGTAAGTTATATATCCCTGCATTGGTCACAGTGAGCTTGGTTGCCATAGCCCCGGTTAAGGCTCTTGAGGTCACTGTTTGAGACACAGAGACGGTATACGTCCCTACGCCACCGCTTGTACCAGATAACTGGTCAATAACATAGGTGTCGGCAGTAACTGTGGTTCCTGCTATTAACATGCCCGGAAAGATAAGCCCTGTTAACCCAGAGGCTACAGTTAGAACTGTAAGAGCTATTGAGCCTGTGAAGGCAGCAGATCTAGAGCCAACCGATACCCCGCTAGATATGTCTGTAGCTGCAAGACGCATCGGGTATTCAGTGGTTACGCTTCCGCCAGCTTGATTGGTTGTATCGTAGAACGATCCATAGGGCAGAGTAACGGCTAGTCCAGACCCTATGAATGTGCCGGTAAAGTCTCCGCCTACAAAGTGATCCCCAGTAAATGTAGTGCCATCAAAGTCACCGCCGGTAAACTGATCCCCTATGAACTCACCGCCATAGAAGAAGTCACCCCTGTAAGACTGATTGAAGAGAGGGGCATTAGAGTCTAGTTTATTGAAGTACAGCTCAATCACTCGAATGAGCTGAAGCATGTACTCCCTGTCATATTCTGGCTTAGGGTTAGGTAGAGGAGACGCTCTGAATGACACCATTGCCATTAGCGTTCTCCGTCTGTCCTACCATCAAGCCTTGGTGTACCCAATGCCCACTGCGTTCCCAATCCATCAGAACTAATCTTTAGAGCTAACTGCCTTGCCCTAGCCCTAATGAAGATCTGTTCCGTAAATGTATCTACTGATGCAGAAATGACACTAGCCGAATCATCAACATTACTGGCAAAAGATGACCCCGGAAAGTTCCTAGACCTCATTGTGAAGGTTGCTTCAGGAGCTACTGCAGTTGAGTTGTCAAATGAGACATCAGGAATTATCCGTCTGATAAGGGTGAACTTGTCGCCCTCATTGATATCAAAGTCATTTGACTGGATATAGGACTCCATAGGGAGTCCATCATCGTCTATGCCGTCCTCATGATTTAGCAGAGTCCCAATCTGAGTATCAAAGTCTGTACGCACAGCTTGCGGATGATCTCTTAAAGGAGAGTCCAGCCAAGCAGTCCTCTCTATGTTTCCGTAGTACCAGATCTTTTCAAGATGGTTGTAGATAACGTACTTGTCGTTTGTCTGGCTGGTTAGACTTGGATACATCCACCAGACCTCATTAAAGCCTTCGTTAGTGCCTGAGATAATTTGCTCGGCTTGATCAAAGTTCATGTCATTAAAGACATAGTTTCTTAATGTCGTTGGCAATGTATCTACTCGACCTGAGTAAGAATAGAACTTATCTCTACCCATCCAGTAGGTAATGTTGTTAACAGTGGCTACGCCCCTACCGCTGAGTATTGATATGTTGTCTGCGTATTCTTGTATAGAGAATACATCTGTAGTCCCAGTGAACTGCAGGGTATATAGATGGGTGTCAGTAAAGACCAAGATTTCCTGCCTTGTTGCTACTGCCCTTATGATTCTAGATCCTCTAGATACAGCCAAGAATCCAGCAGAGGTTGAGGCACTAACGAGCCAATTGGAAGGCTCGTTTTGATTAGCCCATCTTATTAACAGAGGATTGAATTTCTCTGCGGTTGTTTCGCCATACTCTGTTGCCCCAAACGCAATTAGATGCTTGTCATTCTGAGAGATAAGAATCTGCATTGCTTGAAACGGACACAAGGTAGGGTCAAAGCCATTGGCTGTTGCTACTTCCTGTAAAGATATTGCCCTCTCTGCTAAAGACAAATCAGCATCTGGGTCGCCCCCTCTTTCCCAATAATAAATACCCTCATTGCGGATATTCATAACTAGGTCATTATTGAAGTTATCAAACCACCAGTCTCTTTGTGGCAGAGCAACTGGGTTGATTGTTCCAGATCCCCACCCACCCCTACTCCACCCCCCTACCCCCCACCCATACCCAAATGTCCCACCAATGTCGCCAACATCTATCTCATAACTTCCAACGGTAGCTGCTCCTTGGGCTGACTGAATTCCTGCGCCTGTTGTGGTGATATTTATAGCCGCACCACCAATAGTTAAAGAGAGTTCGCAGGTTGAGCCAGCCGGGGCTATTACATAATACTTTGTATCAATGACCAGAGGACTTGGCAGAGCAGAGGTTGTACTTACATACAAAACATCATCAAGTACTGGGGTATATGTAGTGAATGTAATAACGTCTGAAACATTGGCGGTGAAGATGTTGGTTGATGCGTCTACAGAGGTTGCCAAAACAGGCAGACCTGTTGTTGGGCTTTTGGCTTCGATGGTGTACTCAGAGCCACTAACAACTGTAGCAATCTTGTAATTCTGATTCAGGACTGCGGCAGTTATATTCCCACCCAGACCCAATGCTCCGCTAATGGTCACATAGTTTCCAGCAGAGGCTGAAACTCCAATATCTGTAACGGTGATTGTGGCTGAACCAGCAGTTGCTGAAAATGTTACGTCTCCAGCAGCAGATATATCTGCATATGGGGTGATATCAGAAAGGTTTCCGCCTGCCTCAATATAGACCTTTGCATTGGTCCCAAGACCAAGGAAGTTGTCAGAGAATGTGGTGATCCAGCCCCACATCTGACGGCAGGTTCCTATCAGGGTATTGGCGGTATATTCTCTCCAGCCGCCTAGTTTTTGTGGATAGCCTGAGTAGAAGCGTACCTTGTCGCCATCCCACCAGCCGCCTTCGCCAGTGTAATTGGTCTGATCTCGGACAACTCCCGGTCTGAACTGCAGTCTCTGGAATGCCATTATGCGTATAATCCCGGTAGGTATACGGTCTTAATATCCTTCCTGACCGCAGTTAATGCTTGGTTTATCAAGCGTTCTGGATTGTATGATACATGAACCCAGCCACTATCAGGGATACCTCTTGTGTAGAACTCCAAGATGACCTGTGTGAACTTAAAGTTCTGAGAGATATGCGAGGCAAGATCATAATTAGCCATTCCCGGTATCTCTAAATCTGCAGCACATCCAGTCATATGGTCAGAGGTCTTAGAGCCGCCTGTAGCCTCGTTAACAGCCTTACATCTGTAACCGCTATTAATCTTAACTCTGCCAAACTTATCTCTAATCGGCTGTAATATCTTCTCGCATAGAACCCGTAGATTCTCTATCTCCGCCTTGGTTGGGATGTTGGGAATGTTTAAACGAAGGGCAGCCTCGCTCTTAACAAGCTCTTCTAGGGTGAAGTTCTTGGAGAGGTTCATTCTACTAATGCCTGCTTTCTAACCCAATCTTGCAACGCCTCTAGCGTTGCTGAGTTCTGGTTGCACGAACTGTAATTGGCTGAGAGGGTATCGGCAAGGTCTTGAGCTTCAACGGAGGCTGCATCAGCAGTTCCGGTGGCTTGGGAAAAGGGGTCTGCTGCGGCATCGTGGAACAGCCTGAAATCACCAGACAGAGAAGCAGTAGAAATTTTGGCATTTGTCAGTACCTCGCGTGACTTAGTTTGTATCTTTGCTACCGTATTTACATACTCTGTGGTCACTTGGTCTGAAATAACGACCTGTTCCTTGATAGCTGCGATGGTGTGTACCTGCGAGTCGATTACAGACTGCTGGCACGAACTTACGCCGATTCTGTTACCCAAGTATAGACCGCTACCGAATATCGTCACAGCGATGATTGTAGCGATGGTGATTTTGGTAGCCAAGGGAAGCGCCATCAGAAACATCTTATTATTCCCTATTGATTAGAGCAATCTTCTCCTGCCCTCTGCTGTGCGCTGAAATTCCGATTATTGCTCCAAAACTAAGATGAAAGACCCCTGCCCCTTGCAGGGTTAGGGGAGTCCATTGCTCAGGATGAAGCGTCATCCATAATACTGGAAAGACAGCAAAGTCCAGTATGCATATCAGAAGGTACAGCCATGCAGCGGATGGTCGCCACCGCGTAACAAACCAGCTTACGTTATTAGCCACACCAGAAAACCGATAATCAGTATCACTGTCATGCTTCTCTTGGATCTTTTAATTAGGTCTAGAAAGTTATCTGCAACAGGGTCAGCCTTGATGATAACCTCATCAACCTTGGCGACTACCTTCTCAACTTTATTTGCCGCATTAGAAATCTTCTGTTTTATAGCCATTAGTCCACTCCATTGTTTAGAGTTATTCTAGCCGCCTTGGTTGTGTTAAGTAGGAGTTGCTGACCAGATTCATTAGCCTTGACCATCTCATTCCTAAATGACTCTACTGCAGCGCCAGTCTGCCTTTGCTGTTGACTATTTTCAATCAACAACATTGGGGTCCAGCAAAATGCACAGTCTCCGTTAGAAACCGTCTCGCCAGTCTGAGGATTTATACCCTGCACATGCACCCAGAACCGGCATTTGACCAGCTCACCGTCTTTAATAGCGCCATCCTCGATGCACTCAGTACCCATCAATGGGCATAATACTTTAGCGTCTTTAGCCATATTAGTCCTTGCTGCAGAGTATCAGGTCAATATATTGAACAGCTAAGTTAATCGCTGTTCCTGTAAACGCAGCGGCTGAGTGGGTATGTGAGTCGCCACTTCCTGTGGCGTCCGTGGAATTTGATCCAGTCACTGTATTACCAGCTCTTGTTATAATAGAGTTAAAACTGCCTCCGCCAGTGCTAATAGTATGCGAGTGACTTGGAATTTGTGCTGTAGTCAGCGTAGTAGCTCCTGAAGCTCCGTTTGTCCCTGTAACAGCCTGACTAGAAAACGCAGTTGAAAAAGCAACTGACCCACCGCTAACTCCGCCGCTACCAGATACAACTCTTAACGCTTTATCATTTTGAGTGGTCAGCTTGGTCCATCCAGTAGGGGCGTTAGTATTGTAAAACGGGATAACCGTCCCTGCCGCAAAAGCTGCAGCAGCCGTTGAAGTCCACGCCGTTCCGTTAGAAGTTAACACATTTCCGGTCGTACTTGGGGCAACAGCTAATAAAGCGCCAGTTCCATTCCCTATCAAGACGCTGTTTAAAGTAAGAGAGGATGACCCCGTACCACCATCAGCCACGGCTAAGTCAGTAATGCCTGTAATTGTCCCGCCAGTTATTGTGGCAGAATTAGTGGTTATTGATGTTAGTGTTGCGGTTCCAGCAGAAATAGACACCGAATTAGAATCTTGAACAGCCATGCTGCCCAGCCCCAACGATGTTCTGACTGTAGCTCCTGATTCAGCCACCCAATTTGTCCCGTCCCCAACTATAAAATTATTGTTTGTCTTAGCCAGCCCAGATATGTCTTGAAGACCAGCATTGTATGCCTGAACGTCTGTGCCTATAGCCAGACCAAGACTCGTTCTAGCTGCGCTGGCGCTCGTTGCGTTGGTTCCACCAGAGGCAATTGGCACTGGGTTGGTAAGGGTTAGCGTTCCAATCTCTGCGGATGTAAGGTAATTAAGCTGATCTATTACGTTAGTCCCATCTACATACAGAAGTGCTTTTTTGCCATTAGGAATTGTTATTCCTGTGCCGCCTGATGTCTTTACTCTAATGCTCTGTGCGCCTGCCG